TCTTGTAAGGCTTGTACCCTTCTTATTTTGGCTTGTGTCTTTATATTACGAGCAGTTAATGCACCTTCCATCTTTGCACCACGAGCCGCATCACTATATCCTTTTGCTGAAATTAATGCTGATGCTATTGCTAATTCTATCAAAATGCTACCTCTACTATCATTCCGTTAATCTGTAAATCCAAAGGAAAAGACTGTGATACTATAACTCTAGGATCACGACTATATCCTAATAACCTAAACTCTTCTTTACCAGTCACAGCCGACCTTTCCATGAAGCCACCAGTAACACTATCCGTTGTATTTCGTATAACAAGATCTCTACTTGTTGATGTTGTACTTGGTCCTTGCACACTTACTGCCAATGTTGAGAACAAATCTAATACGACTTTAGGTATTTGTCTAGGCTCACCAGTCAAAGGACCACCTTGTATTGCCGCATCTATTGGTAATGTTTTGAGTGTAGGTGTAAAATCATACCCAATAAAAGCCTGAGACAATCCACTCTTTACTGCACTGGCATCTATCTCTGCACTTGCTACAGTAAAGCTACCAAGAAAGTCATTACCATTTGTAGCTTTGACTACTGCATTATTAGCAAAGTGTGATCCCAAACTACCAAAAACACTACTGCTACCACTGAATGTATCACAGAAATCCATTGGCATATCTGTCTGAAACTCCTCAAGAAAGTACTTGGTTGTACCTGATCCATCATCTCTGGCACAAACTACAAACAATCTTTCATGTACTGCACATATACTGTGCCATGATCCCTGCGTATCCCACAATGTCCACCCTGCTTTTTGATCTCCTCTTACAGAATAGAATACAGCTATAGTGCCATCATTATTTATAAGAAAAGCATATGACTCACTTCGATTCAATGCACCTTTTATTGATGTCATCTGTACTGGATCTAATATCAAATGAGGTGCAAGACCTGACACAGCCACAGATGTATATGCCGCTTCTGAGTCTGTAAATAAAAACTCTCTCAATGCACTACCAGTTTTCTGTATAAATAAAGTCGCACCATCAAACACTGTCGGTTTTACAAATGATGCACCATACGGAGTTTGTCTGCGTATCTGTGCGTTAGCAGGTGTAACTGGTTTATCAGTTGGTGCTTGAACAAACAACTCAGCACCAGTAGTAAAAACTTGTAAATCTCTGTTTGATACTAAATGTCTTATAGAAAATATCTCACCTACGTTTGCTGTTAGATCAAGAGCATCATTATCTGCGGCATCACCTACATCAAAGTTAAAGAACTGTCCTGACTTACTACCCCATATACCATCAGGTTGTGCCAATGTGCCACCAAACCACAGTCTATTTTGATGAAACGTAACTGCGGCAGGGTATCCTCTTAGCGATGAATAACTTTGTTCGCTAAATTCTGTAGTTGCCGCACCAGTAACTATTCGTGGACTACCTCCACCAATGGCACTTGATGTAGCAGTAGCACTGCCACCTGCAGTAAATTCAAATGTATTTTCATCAGGAACAGCAGTTATAGATCTCGTACCATTAATATTACTATTAGCAATACCACCAACTGCACCTGACCTTTCAAACTTGACAGAAGCTCCAGTAGCTAAACCATGCAAAGCTTTTGTAACTCTAACAGTACCACTACCTTCAAATGTTTTTAAACTATCTATTTCTAATTGTTGTGTTAATACATCTTGCAATGTGGCTGAAGCAGTTGTTGCATTTGTAACAGCAGTTATTCTTGCTCTAGTTTCTCCAATTACTAAATCTGTACCAACATGACCACTTACAAAATAATCTGATGATGTTGTTAACGTTGTGGCAACAACACTTTCACCAGTAGAACTTGACGTAATAGTTGTGCCTAATGATTGAAATGGAAAATATGGTTGAAATATATCGTTGCCATCTCTTGATGTATCAAAGTTAAATGTAGATACTGCAAATGTTGTTAAACCAGTACGTTCCAGTATTCTAGTCTGGAATGTATTGTGACATATAAACATAAGATCACCTTGTTGTGCAAAGGTAATCTCTTCAAGATAAGATGCTGATGTTGTATTGACTAACCATGATTGACTTGTGAGTGACTGGATAGATGACACTGTGCCATCAGTAGGACTGATTTGGAATATCTCTATTCGTGTATTACTAAATGCTATTATATATTTTTCATCATCTGAAAATATAAATGGTTCTATTCTAACACTCTGTCTTAGACTTGCCAATGCAGTAAAGCTAGGATTACTACCAAAGTTAGCTATCCTTTTTGTGCCAGTTCTTTTCTTTAAACCACCTTCTGATCTAATAAAAAAGTTTCTTACCTGCTCTGCGGCATTTGTATAAACCTTTGTATCTGTCCTTGATGTAAGTGATGGACTAACTTCTCCAAACTGAAAGTTATTTAATGGCACTCGTACTCTTGCCATTTAACTTCTCCTATTAGTTATAAATCTTGATGTAGATAACTTTCTTGTAGTCTGTTGTTGTGCATCTATATTTCTTGCTTTTGCCATAAGTTGATTAGCTTTAGTTTCCATTAACTGCATGAGTCTATCATCTCTTGCTATAGATGTAGCAAAGATAGATGCCAGTGAGTATTGTAATGCCAATGAAAAGTAACTTGGAAAGTTTACTTCTTCTGCTCTAAATGTAAAATCTGCTATCAAACTATCCGCAGTTGTACTGTCACTAAATACTTTGTCACCATAAACAGTATATTCTATGAGTCTGTCATTTATTGTCACACCATGCAGGACAAGTAAATTACTGGGCAGTTGATGGGCAATATCAAATCTGCCAGTAGGCACATCTGATAATTGATTTAATATAGCTTGTTCTGTAGCAAATCTCCATCTTGCAGTAGACAACATGGCTCGTACTGTATCCTCATACATATTACTTGCCACTAATGCTTCTGTACTAGATGAATCGAATGAAGTAATAGGCTCTGCACCAATCAAAACTAAGGCTCTTGATGCAATATCTATTGCCGAGTTTGCTACTGTACTTGCCATATAAAGTTAGGGGGATTGCTCCCCCTACTCCTAATCTCCGTCTGTTTCTGCAACAGCAGTACCATCTGAAACATCTACAGTAGTACCATTGTTTGATAAGACAGTTACAAAGTTTGTTGTTGGTGTATTCGTGTCTTGTACTATTACTAAGTCACGAACATTTAACATATTTACAGATTCACCAGTAAAATAACCTGCTGAGTTTACAGTAGCTATTGTATCTGTAGTTTGATAAATCCATAGATTTACACCACTTGCTCCACCAATTCTGTGTAAACCACTTGCACTATAAGCCATCTTTCCCTCCTATTAATTGTTGTCAAGAAGTTCAAAGATACCATTGTTATCTATAACAACAGCACCCATTGACATCATTGAGGTTGCTAAGTGTGATACTTTCTCAGGTATATAGTTTATTTCTGTACTTACGTCAGCACCTATACCTAATCCAACAGCAGTTGTATGATAGACCATATTCTTTCCTGCAGTGATTGCCGCAGTAGAAAATATTTTAAATCCTAAAAATTCTTTCATACTCATGCCACCTGCAAATGGTAAGTTCTGCTCACCAACAAAGTCAGATGATGCAAACTCATTAATTAAAAATAAGTCAGCATATCCCTTTGGGTGCATAGCAATATATCTGCCACCATCTTCAGGTATGTTATTTGTACCAAAGGTTTCAAATGCACTAAGCAAGTCTGCTTTCTCTACTGCAGAACTTGTGTCGTGTAATTGAGTTGAGTTAGCACCTGAGTCCATAGCTGTGTATAGAATCTCGTCAGTCTTTCGACCTAAAGCCGCCGCCGCAGATGTTGCGATAGCTTGTCTTTCATCTATGTTGGTTTTGATTTCATCTAACTTGTCGATAAATTCTGCCGCATAGAAGTCAGACATACTCACATCTACTGTGGTGTGTGCCAATTCCATTGGTGTTACTTGTCCGTTTCTTGATTTAGTTGATGCAGTACCAGTGCCGATCTTTTGGAATCGTGCTGTACTTCCACTCACATTCGCTACAGTACGGACAGTATTTCTTAATTTACTACCCATTCTCTGATAAGCTAAATGAACTTCAGTCTCGAACTGCGTAATAAAGGCTGTGTCTATTGTATTAGCCATAGTACGTTCTCCACTTAAAAGTTAATATTACATTTTATCAAGTTATCCATCTTAGCTTCATCTAGTTATCCGTAAGGGCTATCAGCTAACAACTGGGCTATATTCTTTATTTAGCAAAATTTCTTTACCTTTGCAACGTACAAATCGCAAAACCTGAAAACCATTTACCATTACTGGTGGATCTAATATCTCAAATCCAACAAAATCAAGCCATGCTAACGTATGTGCATGATCTGCAGGTACTACATTTTCAAGCTGATAATATTGTTTTTGATAATAATCTACGACTGGATTGCACCATTTAAGAAACTTTCTTTGTATTTTATTAATATCATATGATCCCAATGCCCATATTTTACCAATCATATTGTCACATATAGGACTACAACCAAACATCAAAGCAGGTCTTCTGTTAACAATAACAGTATAGCTTTCGCCTTTTGGCTCTCTCAAACCTGCCATCAATGCACGGAAAGGAGTTGCACCATGTATAATGCACTCTCTTACATCACTATCTCGTAGATTATTTTGCAAATGATTTACATGACTTGCATTAGCTTTGACTATAGGATATCCATCATAGATACCCTCGCCACTAAATTCTCTTAAAGCCATCAGTTACTTCTTGAACATATGCCTTATCTCGTCTTGTAGGATCATAGTATCTAGGATCTCTCATCTTAGTCATAAGATCTTCAATAGTTGTTTTAGCAGGAGCAGATGCTTGTGCATTTACATTTGTCTGTTGCATAGATCTTTGTATAAGTTCTAAGGCTTTAATGCCTTCTGCACTTGTGCCAAGTTCTGCCACAGCATCTCGGAGTTCTTCAGGAAAGAATTTTTGCACAAATAAATTTGTAGCTTCTACTCTTGAGTTGGCATTATCACCTAAACTTTTCTTTACCGCTTCAAGATCAGGTTGAGTGCTACCAGTATGCTCTGCCCATTTTGTTATACCTTCATTAAACTCTTCTTGTGACAAACCATTATCCCATGAATAATCTGCCCACCATTTAAGAAGTGGATTAGTTGCGGCTTCACCTTCATCTAATATCTCAGGTATCTGATAGTCACCTGATGTGGCAGGTCTATTAGCATATGCTTCTGTTTCTAGTTCCTGCAATACCTCACTCTTAACATCTTCTTTGTTCTTACCAAGTTTAGATGCCAGTTCATCATATGACTTTTGTAAGTCTGCTCCAGTTTCAAACTTCTCATTTAACCAGTCTGGTCTTGTTGGTTCAGCTACAGACTCAGTAACACTTGGAGGTGCAGTGGTTTCTGTAGGGGTATCTGTAGCTGATTCTGTTGGTGTAACTTGTTCTTCACTCATTGTTTTAACCTCGTTGCATGATTTATACGTTTAACTAATAAAGCCACTAAATATCTTTGACCCTCAAGGTGTCTAAGTTCAGGATCAGATATATTAGGACCACTTACTGCATCAATAGTTATTGATCTAAGATACTGTAACATTTCTTTTCCATTTGGTGTTTTAAATACGGAATCAATAACTTTAGAGATCTCTTCGTCTTTTTGTTTAGGTCTTGGATATCCATCAACCCCCAAGTGCTGAGGCATTAGGTAACTCTCCTTGTTGTTGCATCTGTTGCATCTGCTGTGCCATCTGTACTAACTGCTGTCTTTCATCTGCATCTCTAATTAAGTTATCAGGTACACCAAACTTCTTGGCTAGATACAATGCAGTTTCTTCTGAAGATATTAATATATTTAAAATCTCAGGACCGAATGATCCTGCTACAGTTTGTAGAAATCTATTCAACGACACAATATCCTGATTGGATTGTGCTTGTGCTAGGGGAGAAACACTACGAATCTTTACTTCTCTACCATTAACTGTCGGCATTTCTATCCGACCCTGCTTCTGTAATATGTAGACTACCCTTTGTAATAATGGTTGCACCATCTCAGATTGCAGTCTGCCAAATGCTGATCCTATCTTACGAGATAGATCTGCCATACGTTCTGCAACTTCGGTAGCTGATGCAGGTGTTCTGTTTGGATCACCTAACATATCATTATACAAAGCTCTCTTTATATTATTCCTCATGTCATTTAAAATTAGATTAGCCACATCAAAAGATCCTGCTGATCTTATTGGTTGTAGTCCTTGTGAGTTTGGTGCTTTTGGAATCACAGTTCCGGGCAAAAGGTTTATGGTATCAACATTAATCACACCATCATCATCAATCTGATAGATGCCTGATATAGACATCTGTGCATTTTCTAAAATCATTTCTATAGTTAAGTTACAAGTTTTGATTGCACTAAGTGCATTTAATGCAGGTCCTCTGCCATATACTTCGCCACTTGCCTTGCTCCATCTAAATGCAATAAATGGATTTGATCCAACACCAGTATAAATCTCTGACATTAACATAGCTTTATCTGTTATATCTATGACATAGTATCCATACTTTTCCTCATTAGGATCATCATATAATCTACATGATACTTCCAGTATCTTTGATTTACCTTCAGGATTTCTTGTTATTCTTTCTGCCATCTGTGGTGTCATTACTGCATTAGGATATGCAACTGGTAGATCTTCATTCTTCATCATACGTTCACGATACACATGATCTACTTTGCCATCAGGTCCAGTATCTAAAACTACATGAGGCAATGGGATAGATTGGAATCTTATAGGATTGACTGCATCACCTTCCATAACACAAAGGACTGCAGTACCAAGTGCCAAGTCTATAAAACATTCATGTATCTCTTGAGCAAAGTTTGATGTCTGCAATATCTCAAATACATAATCAGTGACACCATCAAGTGCATTATTGACATCATCTTTTTCTTCTTCAGGAACTTCCTGACCAGTAACAAAGTCTGCCCATCTTGCAAAGTTAGGTGTCAACCCTGACTGTAGTCTTGATGCAAACTCTTGGATACCTACAACTGCAGTCTCGTCAAAGATCTTGTCATCTCGTCTTTCACCTGCAGAATAATTTTTGAATCCCTGACGTTGTGGCAAACAATACTCAAAGATTTCATCATAAAGATCCTCAAACTCAAGTCGTACAGACTTAGCTTTCTCGTATCTTTGCAACATTAATTCTACAGTTTTGTCGTGCATTAGTTATCGTATTCGTTGTAGAAACCTATGCCACCACCTGAACCTCTAAGCAAAGATCGTCTACCACTACCTTTTCTTTTTCGAGTTATGTTTTCTTCAAGCACATCTTGTCGAGCATCTTCTTTCTTTTTTGTCTCTTCTTCTTTTACTGCTTCTCTTTCCATTTCCTCTTCTTTCTCCTCAACTGTTGGAGGAGGAGGTTTTGGTCTACTGCCACCTAAACACATAGTATCTCCTTTACATTCTTGCCCATAGACCTTGCCTTTTTTGTTGCTTGGGTCTGCGATTAAAGACATCATAGTCTACTCTAGCATTAAAAGTTTCTATCTTTTTATTCATGCCTAGTACTTGCCTTCCTTCGCCTGACCCCAACATCAAATACTGCAAAGCATCATGGATATGTGAGTATCGGTCTTTGAGAGGTTTATCTTCATATCGTTCACCTGAAACCTGCATACGTCTATATTGATAACCACCCTCAAACCCTTTTACCAATTCTTTGCACCTAAAGTCAATCAAAATTCCTGATAAGCCATCAACCATTCTATTGAGTACAGATGCCACAGACTCTATTCGTAATGCCACATCATTACTTTGTGTTGGTCTTGCACTTAGTCCTGCACCTCTTAAAACCTGAAAAGGGGTTGATTCATCTGTTTGAGATCTGAAGTCACCTGCAGGATCACCATAGATATGCACCTCACAGTTTGCATATCGTGTTGCTATTTCTGCTCTAAGTAACTCAGCAAACCTAACAATACCCATATCAAAAGCTACAATTTCTTGTAGTATATTCCATCTGCCTCTTACCTTTTGACCAAAGACTGCCGCAGGTGTAAGTCCAAAGTCCAATCCAATATATACTGGCACACCATCTGCTACTGGTATTTCTTCTTTTGCAACATGGGTATCTGCCACAAACATATTATAAACTGGTTTACCATCTTGGATACTACCCAGTCTGTTCATTACATATACATCTATCCAACTCTTTGTCTTACCTTGTACCAAGTTAGGATAGTATGTTTCTAAAATATTTTTACTATTCTCTGCATCTTTGTTTGGCTTGTATCCAGTCACACTACCATCTTCATCTTTCTCTTCAAGCATACCACTTGGTTGTGTAAAGAAACTCCAGTTGTCAGGCTTAACTAACATACGACTTTCTTCCAAAGTTATATGGTCTGGTACTGGTACTTCACCACTCATGATTGACCACCAGTGATCTTCTTCAGGACTGTTAGTATCACAGATAACACCACTCCAAGATGCACCACCATCTTTGACACTAGGATATCTGCCAACTCTCATAGTACAAGCATCAATAATTGACTTGGGTATTTCTCTAGCTTCGTTGACCCATACACCAGTAAGTTCTAACGAAAGTAATTTTTTAACATCTTCAGGTCTGTCAAGTGCAAGGAATATGACTTCCATCTCCAAGTCAGCTTGGGTAATAAAATGTGTATATGGTACAGACCACATAAACTTCCCCCACTCATTTTCAGGAAACCAGTCAAGCCAAGTCTTAATCGTTGTCGTACGGAGTTGAGGATTCGTATTCCTGATAATCGCCCACCTGCTTTTTCTTTTGCCATTCCTATCTTTCTCCTGCATCAATGCTCTTCTAAATATTTCTATACTACAAGCAACGGACTTGCCACTACCTACTGGACCTCTGATGCCACGAAAAAATGTATTGTCTTTCATAAAGTCCTTGAGGACTTGACCATCAGGTTTGTATTTAAATTGTATCAATTTTAGTATTAACTCCGACTCTCAAAAGTTTGTCTACAGTCTCAGGACCGATAACTGCAATAACTTTGTCGGCTTCCCTATCAGTACAGAATTGTTCAGGGTGATGTTTAAGATGAACTCGCTTCACAACTTCACGAAGTATTCGTCTCTCTTCAACCTTTAAAGTATGTAAAAATGTCATTGAGTAATCCTACGAATAAGATCTATAGCTTTTCGTTTTTCTTGCAATCTTTTTGGGCTGTTTAGATACTTGTTTACCTGCTCTAATTGCTTTGCGTTTAAGAGCCGTAGTCTTGGAGTATTCACTGGAAGAAAGAGCCTTAATCGCTTTCTCAGGTAGATAACGTTCGCCAGTTGCCTTTGACCCTTGAGTACTAGGTTTACCTGATTTCGTTCTCCACTTTTGTCTTGTCCATGCACGTAACGATCTCTGTGACTTTGCTAATGCCATTACTTAATCTCTAATAGTTGAGAGAGTTGATAGAGTTGAAGTTGATATCTCAACATTATCTATAACCACCACCTTTAGCCTTATATTGTTTGGCTAACATCTGTGCTTTCCTAGCAGACCATTGCCCAGGTCTGCCACCTTTGCCACTCGCTTTGATCCTATTAAACAAAGCCTTTCTCATTGTAGGCTTTGTGTAATTACCTGCCGCATTAACTGCCATTTACTTTTTCTTTGCTTTCATAATTTTTTTCTGTAAAGCACTAGGTAATGTCTTTTGCTTTGCAGTAAGACCTCCACCCATCTTCTTCTTTGCAGGTGGTCTGCCTCTTGTCTTTCCATATGTTCCTTTACCCATTGGCATAGTAGTCTCCTTTTTTAGTTGATGAAATTCATACTTATTTCTTTTTTGCCTTATTTCGTTTAGTAATTGCTCTAGCTTTCGCACGAGCATCTGCTTTACTTGAAGCACCCCATGCACGAAGCGATAATAATAATCTAGTAGGTTTACCTTTAGCATCTTTCTCAGGTCCTCTCATGTTTCCCATTCTTGCTAAGAAACTTGCTCGTCTGGGATTATCACCACTCTTAACTGGTGCTTTTAATGTGCCACCCTTATATGATGCCCTACCTTTTGCATTAAGTCCACCTTTAGGATTCTTTCCTGCTTTTCTTTGCCATGCAGGTGTCTTAGCCATATCGAACCTTTTTAGCTATTAATGTTTGTAAGGGTGATGTTGTAGTAGCACTAGCACTACTTTTTACCCCCACCCCTAGTGTATCTTTATTTGCATTTATGTCTGTAGCTCTACCCATCAATCTATGTCAAGTCTATACTTACGTTTATATTACCAGTCACTAAGTTCATGGACTTCTCTATTGGCTTGTACCCTGCCCTATCTAGTATATCCTTACTGGCTTCAAGCTGAACATACTCACTCTTAGCACCTTGACTTAGCATTAACATCTTGTTCGAGGCTTTCGTAGCATTCAATCCTATACTTTCTCTAACCCTTTGTTGCATATACTCTTGGATATGAGGCAGTCTCAAAGTCTTACTAGCTGTCACTCTACCTGATTCACCTTTTGCGTATCCTGCTATTTCACTAGCTTTTTTGACACTACAACCAGTTGCTACTATCGTATCAATCAGTAGTTTCTGTTTCTTTGTAATTCTTTGCTGTGTTAACAAGAGATCCCCCCTTACCCCCCTTTTGTAAACCCATACATAATCGCTTGTCAAGGGCATTTGTAAGTCCTTGATTCGACTCACAAAAACGCGGAGCATATTCTGTCAAGCAAGTCAAAATAAATACATGGTGCTTTGTTTCGCTGAATCCCAAGGGTGGGGATTCAGACCAAAGCTACCATTTTGACATACTTGTCAGAATATGCTTTTACCATCTACATCTCGGTTAGGATATGATGATGATGACGCACACATATAGTCTAATTACACAGGTCGCCTCGCAGACCACACGAAGCTCGGTGTTGCAAATATCTCACAATCCTTGGGGGTGTCCGTTGCGACGGAAGCTTAGGGTAGAAGAACTACACTACAGTAAGACTAACGTCATACCTACGTTACGTTATTCTACCTTTCGTCTACAGAACACGCACCGACGGACGACACACCTGCGGATTCAACTTTAACTAAAAGTTGCAAACCATTAGATGTGTACATATTACCAGTGTTCTACCTGCGTATTTCGTTGTCAAAGTGAGCCAACGAAATGCTATTCGGAGCTAATCATATCATATGATATGTCGCATTGATTATCCTACGGGTTTTAGTTTACTCTCACTTACAATGTTTCCTAAGAATAGAATGCAAAGCGAGGCTATACAAAAGACTTGTGTAGGCATTCTATCCTAATGAAACCTAGTAAGCCGACAATGTAAAGTTGTTTGACAAAAAAAGTACAGTAGTCTTTTTTTCCCAGACCCTTCAAAAAAAGTAATTCTAAGAAGGTATTACTTTTTTCAAAGGGAAACAAATTGACATCGTCCGAGAGCAAACGTAAGACCCTACGAACAATGCGACAATCATATGATATGATTTTGTTTCATTGAAGCCGACCACAAGGTCAAACAACAACGACATAAAAAGGAGATATTCATATGTCAAATACTAAACAACCAACTACTAACCCAACACAAGTATCACTAGACCAAGGCATAACAAGTCAAGTTGAAATGTTTGTCAACAACTTCAACTTTGACGAAGTTGAGCCTGAGTCACGCAAAAAGAGATACTCGTCTGCACCTAATCCAGTTACGGATACTGGTCAAGACAATCCATTCTGGAATGTATCACTTATCGTAAGACTAGGTGGCTACGTTGCTAAGGCTGAGAAGTCATATCAAAAAGCACTACAACGCAGTGATACTATTGAGAAAGAAATCGAAAATGGCAAAGACTGGTACGCAGATGATGCAAATGGACCATCAATCGTACAACAGAACGAAGCCAATATCGAGAACGCAGGACTCGAACAAGACCTATTCAGAGGTATTTACGAAACAATACTCGACATGGCTTGGGAAGGTGCAGATGCTCACGAGAAATTACTCGATCAAATCTTCAACCCTGCAACACTTGGTTCATCTATGAACTCAGGATCAAAGCTCAAAACTTCTGCATCAGATGCTCTACTCAAAATCAGAGCAAGAAAATCAGGCAGATCTCTTGAACAACAAAAAGACTTTGAGTCAAGGGTTGACCAAGCATTCAAAGACTATCCACAACTTGTACTACACAACGATATCTGCAAGATATCAACCAAACAAGCTGAGGATATATTAAGAGATGCAATCAAATCAGCATCAAAGCCAATCAAACACAAGGCTTAACATCTATATTGAGGTAGGGATTTATTCTCTACCTCTTTTTTTTATACTAACAGTAAAGGAATTTTGCGTATCACTCGTAACTCGTTGCAAAATACTTATACAAAGTATCGTCAAGTCCACCCACCCACCCACTCTTGACGCAAGGTCAACTCTAGCGTGTAATAACAAACTTTTCTAAAATATACAGATCGTTTTCAATTGGAGAATCAAAATGATATTTATAACTTGTATTATACTTGGCACTGTAGGCACAGTGCTATCAATTATCTATGCCTATGAATGGTCAGGTGCAGATCCATATATATATACTTTTGTAGTGGCATATACTATTAGCATTGCTACATTGAACTATGGACTACATCATATCAAAAAATGTATGAGGAAAAAACAATGAACAACTTCTTCATAATCTATTTAATATACATTATTTTTTGTATATTAATGTTTGCTACATTTGTATTTGCACTTGTAGCTTTTAACCCTAACTGATTCAAGGAGGTAACTATGAATCATATGACCCAACTAGCAAAACTTGTAGATAGAAAAGGTGACTATGCTTTTCCTATCAAACAAATACCAATGGCAGGTATGTGTGACATTGATGGTGTAAGTAACATCATCAAATGTCCTGATAAACAAATGATAGTCCGTGCAGATAATCATCAGTATATGGGCAGTCATTCATTATCATACAGACCAGTGACTCATGCACAAGTACTTGAACCTATCATTGACATAGCTGACAGTTTAAAAACACCATATGTCACACAGATCAACATGATTGATGATGGTGCAATGATGGACACTAGACTTGTATTCAAAGAGATATGCTTTGATGATCCTGCAATGCAAGACTACGTTGCATTTCAGATATCAGTTCGTAACTCATACAATGGTGTCTGGTCTATCATGATACAAGCTGATGGACTTCGTATGTTTTGTATGAACAAATGTACTACACCTGATACAGTCGCAAACTTCAGACTCAAACACAACGGACATTTCAGATACAACTTTGAGCATCTAAAGCAGTCAGTCGATTTGTTTCGTAGTAATGAGACTCGCTATCGTGAGTGGTACAATACCAAAGTGACACAAGGACAAGTAGATCAACTATTTGCAAAACTTTCTTGGACACCACGACCAACGATTGATGGCAAGTATCGTAACGAAACACAATATGCCAAGCTACAACAACACTGGCGAGATTACAAACGTAGTATTGGTAACAACAAATGGGGTGTATACAATGCAGTCACACATTGGATATCTCACCCTGAAAATGTAAGTAGCAACAACAAAGCTATTGTAGAACGCAACAGTAAAATGCTACACTATATGAAACGACCCAACTCAATGTTCGCTTAATGGAGGTTAATATGAGCATTACTTATACTACAGCAGAACTAAAAATGTGCCAGACGTTTGCACGGATTGGCATACCACAAGACTTCAGACAGATGTATGACCATATGTGTGAGGTTGCCAAACCATATGGCAACTACCACCCTGAAGTATGGATCAACATGATGACTGCCAAAACAATCAAGATATGGGAGCAACAACACGCACCCAAAGATTGGCAAGGCAAAGAAGCATCTGATATCCTCAATGATATGATGGATACTCAGATTAAACATAGCTTCAACTGATACCCTAGTTGGTTGGGTAGTAGCCACGCATTATCTCCTTAGTGTGTGGCTACACTTATAGCTATGAAAAACACAGTACGATATCAATACCTATCACTGATAGACAAACTAATATTACTGCGGCAAGAACGTAAGATCTCGCAGGAAAGATTGGCTATGACTATTGGTATAAATACAAAACTGTTTGGACAATGGGAACGTAAACTTGTTGAACCCAAACTATTTAACTTGCTATGTTGGTGTGAAGCATTGCAAGTTTACCTTTCAATTTCACATGATGATGGAGAGTTCTAATGGCTTTAGAATTACATTGTTCTCAGTGTGGTACGGAATATTGGGGACCAGTTCAAAATGCACAATGTTCTGAATGTAACCATGTATTTTTAGAAATAGAAATACATAGTGCATTAGGATACAGAAATAATAATATAATAAATATGGAGGACTATAATGGAAAATGCAGTAGCAAATATAATTGAAGATGCTTGTAAGAAGTCAAACTTATATGGGCAGATCAAAACTTTGATGCAAATGAAGAAACTTATGGAAGAAAAAATAATAATACTTGAAGCTGATCTCGTAAAACTTGAGCATAAAAGTGGCAAGTAAAAGCAAAATCAAAGGTAACTATCATGAGAATTGGTTTGTAAAACTATTTACTTCATGGAAGTTACCAGTAAAAAAAGTTCCACTATCAGGTAGTCTTGGTGGGGAACATACTGGCGATATAAAAATTAAAATAAATAATAAAGAATATATTGTCGAAATAAAATATAGAGCAGTAGATAAATTTCCTAGTGTATTCAAGGTGTTACAAGGAAAAGACATTGCTATGTATAAACGTAAGACTGGCAATCCAAGATGGGTTGCCATCATTCCAGATAAAATATTTAAGGAGATAATCAAATGATGTGTGTGATATGCCATCAAGAAATAGACAAACAATACAATGCAGAAGGTGTTATGTATTGGGATCAAGGTCATAGTGCAGAACCTATAGCTAATGGTAGATGCTGTACTAAATGCAATGATATCATTGTGACACCACAAAGAATAACAGATATGAAGATGACAATGGTTGGTAACTTATACGAGGAGGATTGATATGAATAAGTACAAAGCATTATGGCAAGACTACTATGACCAAGTAGTATCTATCGAAGGACTTGAGCAACAATTAGAGATGGCAGATGATGTGTCACAACTCAAACGATTCATCAACTACAAGATGAAACCCAAGTATCAGTCAGACAAGAACTGGTGTGATGCTATTGCTACAGAAATTTGGAATGATCACTGGAGCAAATACAATGAACCTACTATCTAAAGATTGGCAACCAAGCCAAGCAATCATGGACAAACACAAGGAGGTAAACCATGACAGAGAAACTAAATACTTCAAACATTTCTACAATCAAAACCAATATCAAAGATCCGACTGGGATCAAGAGTATAGCAAATGGTGTGATCAACAGACACAGCGCAAACGCAATCGTGGAACAACACTCAGAAAGACCCAACGAGTTCACGAAACAGATTCGTTCTACCATAGAGTCTTTACTGAACTGTCAGATAAATGAACGAGTCAACAATCAATACATATTTTTCAGATGGGTGATGCCACACATATCAGATGTCGGTGATAAATATATTGCAATGGAAAACAGTATTGTTGCTGTGATGGAGAATGGTATGACTGTCGCTGATCCAAAGAACATTGAGAAATGGATTGTCGAAGTGATGGTTTGCACAACCAAACAGTCAGCACTTACAGAAAAAGACATGGCTCTCAAGGCTAGAGTTTATGCCAGTAAGCTGTCACATATACCTGCGGACATACTCAAGTATGCTTGTAATCAGATCTGCCTGAACAGTAAGTTCTTTCCATCACTGGCAGAGATCTACGAGTTTGTTCAACCTTTACTTTACTATCGCAAGTCATTGGTTGAATCTGTATCACAACAACTACTATCAGCGAAAGGATTATAAAATGGAAGATAGATTTGAAGATGTACCACAAGAACTAGACGAACTTGATCGTGCAGGATCGGTCAAGATAACAAGTTACTATGATTACTACAGACATATAGTATTCTATCCTGATAAAAACGATAACATACAACCTGCAGGTATGACTGCAACCAATAGAAATTATACATAACCCCTTGATATAATTAAATAAATAGTGTATGCTGATAGCAGAAATGGAGGTTTCAATGGCAATAGACATACGACACTCGCCTATGCGAGAAGACTTCATCAGAGGTAGCGACATGGTATCTTTGATGCAAGGTAAATGGAACGAGTTATACAAGATCAAGATGGGTCAGATCGGTCGCAAAGATTTGTCTCGTGAGTTCAATGTACGACTTGGATCAGAAACAGAAGCATTCAATATGAGATGGTCGCAAGAAGAATACGACTATGGTTTTTCCAATCAAGTACCATTCACAAAAACGTATGGTAGTATCAATCTCAAAGGTACACTTGATGGTTATGATTACAACAGCAATGTACTTATTGAATGTAAACACACACATAGCATGAATACTATGGAGCATATGATAAATTTTTATATGCCGCAGATTCAGTTCTATATGTATCTGTCAGGTGCAAAGCAGGGATTACTATCTGTAATATTTGGTAACAAATATGATGCAGTAGTTATTGATGCCAGTGACCAATACCAAGATACTATGCTTAGACGTATCAAAGAGTTTTGGGATTGCGTAGTACATGGCAATGAACCTGATGATGTTGACACTGTGATAGACAGACTTATGACAGACAAGATACCTATCAATGGTAAAACAAAACGAGATGTATCCAAGAGCAACAGTTTCACGGAAGCAACCAATGCCTACATGATGTTCGAAGATACTGCCAAGAAATTTGAGAGTGCTAAGAAGCTACTCAAAGAAGAGATCAAGCCTGATGAAGCAGAGATCTACAATGATGTTCTATCAATCAAGCGAGATAAACGAGGGTCAATTCGTATAACAAAGAAAGGGTGAGTAGACCCAACTCACCCCTTCAACTATCTGTATAATGGAGGTTACACATGACAGATACTAAAAGTAATATCAAAAAGCCGACACCTAGTAAAGATGCTATTGATAATTATAACGAAAAATTACGTCAAGAAAAACCTAATAAAGTATTCACGATCAAGAAATATACTTTGAATGAAGCAATGCTTGAGTTCCAAAAACTATCGGTGACTGCCAAGAAAGATGGCAAGAACCCACATTTCAGAAGCAACTATTCTAAACTTGAATCTGTTATTGAAGCAGTCAATCAAGGTAACAAGTTTGGTTTGTTCTTCACACAAGAGATTGATTACGTATGGGTTAGTCACAGAGATGCTACATCAGAAGTCGTAGTAGTTACTACTGTACGTCATGTCAATGATGACAATACATATGTGTCAAAACTGCCAATCATTCTTGATGATGCAAGTATGAAGAATCCACAGAAGATTGGATCAGCTATCACATATGCAAAAAGATACACACTACAAGCTGTGTATGGATTACCTTCAGAAGATGATGATGGTAATGTCGCAAGTCAACCTACAATAAATACATCAAAGCCAAGAACAAGAGGAGAAGATGATGGATTATGATAACACAGACAGAGGTAGTTTCTTCAAACCACGAGCAGATGAAAGTCTGCTTGTGCAAGGAAAACTAGACAGTAATGGCACAGAGCATAGGATTGTCATTATCAAAGCCTCACTACCTGATGGTGGTACTGCACGAGATGTCTATGCAAAGGTCGGTACTATGTACGAGAACGACAAGTCTATGAATGAGAAGTCACCTGACTTCAGTGGTCCAGTGACACTGCCTAATCAGGACAGTCGCAGGATTGCTTGTTGGAAAACCATATCCAAAGATGGCAATACCAAGTTCTTGTCTGCACGGATAGGTGACAAAACACCACGAGTCGGTGATGAACCAGTAACATACAACAATGATGAGGAGGAAATCCATGACGAAGTACCATTCTAGTGAAGCGATGGCACGAACCCACGACCCCAAAACGTCGTGGGAAGCTGCCGAGCGAGTCGATACTAATAGGCTAGAGAAGTATGTCCTTGATGGTATAAAATCTTTCAGACATATAGGTGCAACACATGACGAGTTGTACGAGAAGCTAAGTAAAGACTCACAAAAGTTAGAAATGTTTTTACCAAAAGAGAGTAGCATTACACCAAGATATGCCACTCTAGAAAAGAAAGGATTGATTATTAGGAATGGTGACACTCGTAAAGGTCAATCAGGTAGAAGCCAACTCGTTATGTATGCAACACAACAATAATAATGGAGGTTACATTGCAAAAAAATAGAATATATTATACTAAAGACTATCATATATTTACTTATCTCAAAGGCAATAGAGATGTAGTCAATAAGCATGTGAAAGATCTATCAAGTGAGATAGAAAATCGTGACTTAGAAATACCTATCATTGTCAATGAGAAAATGGAAGTATGTGATGGTCAGCATAGACTAGAAGCATATAAAGTATTGGGTAAATCAGTACCTTATATTGTCAAAGAAGGTCTTGAGTTGCATGATATTAGAAAGCTAAACTCAGTCAATCGTAAATGGACTATGCACGAATATCTTATGAGTCACTGCAAACTAGAAGTGCCAGACTATATGAGCCTTGAATGGTTTGTCAGAACGTATGGATTCAGTGTCACTGATTCACTCGCCATGCTCAATGGCAAAGGTTACTGCAACGGATTTGATATGCAAAGTTTTAAAGAGGGAAAGTTTGTTATTCATGATCTTGAGAAAGGTAAGAAGATTGCCAAGTGCATAGAGTGCTGTGGTGAATACTTTGAGCATTATAGAAAGAAGTCTTTTGTTCATGCCATGATATCTGCAATGAATGATAATTCATTTGTCTGGAATATCTTTGAGAATAAACTCAAGAACTTCTCGTCTAAGCTAACCAATCAAGGTAGTCGTAATGATTTCATACTGAATATTGAGAAGTTATATAATCATAAGACTACTCCTGAAAGAAGAATCAGGCTAAAGATTTATGGCGCATAGTCGTAAATGGTATAGTAATTGCAAAAATTACAGATCATGCTGATTTGCCACCTAAATTGCAGGAAGCTGTAAAAAAATGCTTGATTTAAGCCTCATACAGAGGGGGTAAGCACCCCCTCTAGTATGATTGTACCCTAGAATACCGTCTATTCACTGACACTTTTCATTTCTTGAACAAGCCTATCTGCTCTGTTAGGTACTTGATTATACCACTTTGAGTCCTGCATTTGTAGTGCGGCTTCATTCCAGTCACGATTATCGACTGCTTTCTTCATCTTGTGAAAGCGAGAGAGTCTTGGTCTGCCCATATTGAACATCATGTTCGCCACAATATGTTGCACCTTGACTGGTAATACATCAAAGTCTTGATAGATATGTTTACATTCATCAATAGTTACAGATAAATCTTTTTCAAAAAGTTCGTTAACTCTTTCTTCTGCTACTGGTGTACCTACATCAGCACCATATTCTGTATCCCATTCAGTGATAAGGTGTCCTATCCCACAAGTAGGTAACCCTAAATGATCTAGGTAGACCTCGTTCTTAACACCTTCATCTCGTTTTAGTTCTTCTCTGAATTGTTCTATGTTCATCTTCTTCCCTTTTATCTGCTACCATGCCACAAGCAGAACATTTATAAATATCTTTTAGTTCTGTCTGTTGCATAGCTATTTTACAAACATAACATATGACATAACTGCCAGTCATTACTTCTTACCCTTTATCATCTTAGCCGCTTGACCCACACCTTTTATACCAAAACTTGCAGACACAGCAATATACAATAAGTACTGATACCAGTCAGGTAGATCAGCAAGTACAGCAAAACCTTCTTTAACGTACTCTCTCATACTGGGAATGAAGACCAGTATGGCAGGGGCAAGAAGAACAACTAAAGCAAATTCATCTTTCCAAGAATCATTGGAAGCATCTGCCATCTTGCCTTCCCAAGCCACCTCACCTGCGGCAACTTTCTCTGCCACAGAAGCACGAGCCTTTGCCTCTGCAACTTTAGCCTGACCATCAGCTTTTGTTTTAGCAATCTTGTTTTCAAACCATGAACCTGCAAGATTAGCTATTGGTCCTATCAATGCTTGTATCATTAGTATACCCTCACTTTCTTTTCATCTACTTTTGGTACAAGTTTACATATACAATTATATGTTACGTTCTCACCAGTAGCACTATCATATGTTTGTTCACTTAAATACTTAGTATAGAATGTGCAGTCAGTGACATTTCTAAAGTATATGCCACCTTGTGCCACACCATTTAGGTAACAAGCTAACATAAATGCAGTCATATTATACCTTTCTTCTTAGCTATAATTCCTAGTACAGTCACAACACCTGCCAATAGAGCAGTAATTAATATACCTAATATAATTTTCATGATCATATCTTTTATATAATCAATACGTTGTTGCTGTTTAATCATTGCTTCTTTTCTTGCTTTACGAGCATCAGCACAGAACTGAACGTAATCTTTGTATAGATTAGCACGACCATATAGTTGCATATACTCTCGTAGTTTCTCTTGTTTGACTCGTATCTGTTCCAGTGCCATGAACTCTTCAAGATCATTGTCTTGTTTGCCAAGCATATTAGTCCAGATACTATTCTTTTTTTTATGTAGATCTTGTCTAAGTTTCTCCTCAGCACCTACAAAATTAGAGATTGCAGATCCTGCTGAAGCTATATCTTTACCATTTTCTAGTGTTTGTTTTATAATTGCGAAGGCACTATTTGCTACCATTAACATTTCAAGCACAATGTCACCTCACATTTAGAACCTTATCAAGTTTATCTTCTAGCCTATGCAATGCTTCCATGACACGACCTGATGTATCACGCAAATCTTCTTTAGATGCGTACTCTTCTCTTGTCTTATTTAGTAATATTTGTAGACGTTTGACTTCAGCAAACATCTTATTAAATGCCCAAGCAAATGGCATGATGATAAGTGTAATAATTATATTCCACACTAAATCTAACTCCATTAACTAGCCTTTGAGTTTTCCATAGCCTTAGTAGTTTCATCATTGCTAAGTGATGTCTTCAATGCTTGTAGATATTGTTGATGTAATATGTTGGCATCTTCAAAAGCATCTTTGAGATCATTCGTTTGCTTCTGAAACTTGGCAACCTTAGTTACTAATCTTATCTGCTCTACAGATAAATCTTCTTGAGAATATTCTTTACCATCAATAGTTATTACGTTTGTTTGTTCAGTCATTACCACGATACTCCACTTGCTACTGTCGGTGTTTTCATTTCTGTTATTTGATTAGCTATACTTGTTTCTATTGCTGTAACTTGATCTGATCCAAGAGCATCTTTACACCACTCCAAAGCCTTATCATGTGTAATATCTGCATATGCTACAAAAGCACCTGATCCCAATGTTACACCTACAGAACCATATGATGAGCCAGTATTCCCATCACTATCTGTTTCGCTTGCTGTCCAATGAATAGTTGTTACTACATCATTTTTTTCATCAAGTTTTATTGATCTATCCATGTTGGATATTGTCCACGTCACTGCCATTTTATGCTCCTTCTAGTGCTGTTATTCTTGCTTCTAATTCTTGTATTGCTTTAACTAACATTGGTATCATTTTTGTTGTAGAAAGTGACTTAAAGTCATCAACTTCAACACCATCTATTGTTTGAGTTTCTTGAGAAACATATTGACTTGCTATAGCCATAACTTCATCAGCAACAAAACCATATCTAGTTCTGTCATCATCTAAGGTCGTAGCTTTACCATTATATTTAAATGTGCGAGGTTTTAATTGCTTAACTATATCTAACCCATCTGCTAAATCAGCAATATCTTTTTTTATTCTACTATCTGATAAACTGTGAACAGTTCCATCATTAGTATAAAAATCTCCATTTGACCTAAACTCACCAGCTAAAGAAGTGTTATCAACATAAAATTGTAGTTTAGTTACAACACTGCTTCCAGATTTCAAGTATGCTCCATTCGAGGTATCAAAACCAATCTCAACTTTAGCATTATTGTTTGCAGAACCAGACACACGCAATGCGTTTGAACCAGTAGCAAAACTATGAATCTGTTCTTGTGGTGAGCTAGTATTTACGCCAAGAGCCCCTGACGAGCTAAGGCGCATACGTTCTGTTCCTGCCATACTAAACTTCATAGAACCTGCTGTAGCATTAAAGCCAGGACTTCCGTTACTACCATCTTGACCAATTTCTATAGCAAAATCACCTGACGCTGTTCCTCCAAACTTAACAGCATAATCGTTATCATTTTCAACGTGCAGTTTTCTATCAATATTTGAACTTAAACCAATACCAACACGACCAGACGTAGATATGCGTAAACGTTCTCCACTATCACTATCACCACCAAAAGTATGAAATCTTAGATCACCATGAGCCGCATCACTGCCCCTAAAAGATTCTATACCAATAAAACGAGAGTTTGATGCATCAGTACTGAAGCCAATTCTTCCTATGACTGCGTTATTACTTGCTGTGCCGTTACCCACAACAATATCGCCATCTTTTAAATGTAGTAATTTTTGTGGGGAAGATAAACCAAGACCAATTAGACCTGAAGATGTAATGCGAAAACGTTCATCACCCGCAGTTCCAAAAAACATACTATCGTCACTATGGTCATACAAAACTCTACCACGATACCTTGCATTGCCACTTGTTCCATCTGCAAACGCTAAAGAAGTTTGACCACTACTTGTATCTAAAATAGTTATACCACCCTCATCTCCAGAATTTACAACTAGGTCATTGTAATACATATCTGAGGGTGTTGTGGTTTTCAGTCCAACATGCTCTGAACTATCTATGGTAATAGCAACGGAATCTGCATTGTCATCTATGCCTTGAGAAGTAAATGCACCTGACACATCTAATGTGCCACTGATATTAGCATCAGTAAGTATTTTGGATATGTCTTTTGCTCTAGTCATTGTTAGACCTCCTAGCCTATGCTGTTTGCATCATCTCTTTGTTTACGAGTTTGATAGTCTGATCTAGCAGTTACAAGTGCAACAAAGTCTGCTTGATTACTTGGTATTGCATCTGTGAAGCTATCGTCATTCATTAACTTTGTAGTCCACTCTTGTTGCATACGTTTCCAACAGTTGTTTAACTTGCCAGTCATTGCACCATCAATCCAAGCATCTATACCTACATTGTCTGATACATCATTGTATAAATCATTAGAAAGAATCTTCTGTTGTAAATCTGTTAATGTTATTGTCTTTGTGTGATTTGCCATTTTAATCTCCTTTATGATTGAGTTGTTTCACTCTTGGCTTATGCTACTAAGTTTCCACAAAAGTATGAATAACCACCAGCACCTTGTAAGTCTGTTTGCTGAGCTCCCCCTACTTGTTGTAAAATTACATGAGCAGTATCTCCTGCATCCATATCTGCAAGAACTGTTTGTTGAACAGATATATAACTTAAATCAGAACTAAAATTAGGGTCAATTATAGATAAATAATCGTGATTTGATGTACTTATACCCCATAAATAATAAGTTGCGGCAGTATCTACTGATTCTAATCTAAGAGTTGTATGTAAAAAATATCTTCCTGTAGTTGGTGCAGTAAAAGTATTAGAAGCGACATCACTATTTTGGTCAAATCTCTCTGTACCAAAAGCGAGAGTATGAGTAGAACTTTGTCCAAAATCAGTTTGTGTTGCAGATGTTTCTATATAAAAAGCAGGTTGAGTTGGTTTGGTTATATGTCCATTAGCATCAATTTTCATGCGTTCTGTGGCAGTCGTTTTAAATATTATATCGCCAGTTGATACATTTCCAGCAATTATATTAAAGTCTCCACCTGCTTCATTTCCACCTAAAGATAAAAAGGCACCTCTGTTCCAATCAAAACCACTACCACCTCCACCTATATATAAAACTTTGTTGTCACTTCCATCAGAAGTATCTGTTCTTATTTGAGGGTCTGTTCCACCTATAGTTAATTTATTGTTGAATATAGCAGTTCCTGCATCAGACATATCAAGTGTAAGAGCAGTTATAGCAGAACCACCATCATTGCCTTTGAATACCATATCCATGTCAGATACAGCACTAAAAAAAGAAATAGATGTATTACTATCCCTAGATAAATCTAATATAGATGTACCAGCATCTTTAAATCTCCAATTTCCACCATCAGCATCAAGGATAATATCGTTAGCTACGTCAAGTGTTAAGTCACCACTAGATAAGTCAATCTCTGTGCCATCTATTGTTATATTGTCTGCTACTAATGAACCACCAGTAATAGCACCAGTAGTCGTAATCGTACTTGAGCCTACATCAATATTGCCAAATCCACTTGTGATTGATCCAGCATTTAATGCACCAGTAGACACAATGTTTGCCACTGCAAACGTACCAAATGCCACTATGTCTACTTCATCTCCATCAGCCAAAGCACTGGTAAAAGTAACTGTATCTCCACTTGTAATCGTAACGTCTGCAGTAGACATACGAACACCATTGACATATACGTCAATGAACCCTGCATCATAAGCTAAAGTATTACCTGCGGCATCACTACCAGTTACACTTGTTGGTGTGCCTGAGATATCATAATGAAATCTAGCAGAAGTACCATTGACAGTAGAACCTGCCGCCGCCCAACCACTTGACTTGTAAACTTTTAACTCATTTGCTGTAGTATCAAAGTATAGATCACCAACATCTAGAGAACTAGATGGAGCAGAACTTGCTACTCTGTATCTATCTGCAAAACTATTCACTCCTGATAGGTTAGTTGCCACTGTATTTACGTTAGTAATGGACCCACCAACATTGTTGACGTTAGTTATTGCACCTGCCACTGTATTAATATTACTAGCATTACTTACTACTGAGTTTATGTTGGTTGCATTACTAACTGCAGAGTTAATGTTACTGGCATTAGATACTGCAGAGTTTATGTTACTTGCATTGCTAACTGCAGAATTAATATTACTAGAGTTACCTGCCACAGATGTAACATTACTAGCAATTCCTGCTACTGTGGTTACATTGGCTTTGATACCCTCTACTGCATTTAGATCATTTATAAAATCTGTGGTTGCTAATAAATCTAAATCTTGAATAATCGTTGTTGTAGCTAAATCATTTAAATCAGATATAAAATCGGTGGTGACGACTGCCATGTCTGCAACAAAATCACTTGTTACAAGGTTAATTTTACTTACAAATGTACTATCAATCAGTGCCATATCTGCGGCAAAGTCTGATGTAATCAATGAGGCTTTACCTGCTACTGTAGTAACATTACTTGCTATACCTGCTACTGTAGTAACATTACTTGATATACCTGCAACTGTAGTTACGTTGCTACTGATACCTGCTACTGTGTTAAGATTAGTTTGATTACCTGCTACTGTATTAATATTGGCAGTTATATCAGCTAAAGAATTTACATTTGCAATAGTTGGTCCTGCTTCTGCCGCACCAGTACTTGCATTAAATCCTAAAACTGTACCTTTACGACTAGCCAGTAATGGCAACTCCATTGACACTGCACTATCAGAATCTTGTAGTCTTATACCACGTGAAGCCGCATCATCAAAATCAGACTGTATAGCAGTAATAGTATCTAATTCTGTATTTAGTTTGGCTACCTCAAATGCACCTGAACTTGGAAAGTCAGTAGTACGAGAAAGAGGTACTGCTCTAGTAATGACAACAGTACTGCCACCAGTTGCACCAGTCACAGTTGTTGTTACAGTTCCAGTAGAACCACTGCCACCACTTACAGTATATAAAGATGTGTTTGATGTACTGGCATCAAATGTCCGTGCCACATTGTCTACAAAAACGTTCAAATCCGTTGATGCAGTAAAAAATACGAATGGTACAGCAAATGAGGTTTGACTCGCACCCTGATTAACTGTGTAACTCACTCGTGGTGTATTTGCACTTAATGCTATAGTCATGCTTTTACCTTTACAATTTTTTGTTACTAATGTCTATCTATTTCTACCTGAACCCAATGCTCGTAGATCATCATCTAATCCAAATAAACCCAATAATGGAAAATTATACGATATTGTTTTTAATCCTTCTTCAGTATTGTCGTTGATTAAATCATTTGCACCTAATACCCATTCTCTATACATATTAGGTGTTGCTCCCAATAAACCAAAAGCAGAATCCCAACCAGTTGCATTATATCTACCCTTCAACCAACTATCATCAGGATTATATAAACCAAATGCACCTGCCGCTTCAATGCCTCTATATGCAAGTTCAGAATAAAGTCCTAATATCCCTGATCTATCAGTTATTTGCATCATTAGTTCAGGATAATCTTTATCCTTAAACCACCAATCAGGCTTTCTCATAGATAATATTATATATGACATACCTAACAATGCTATTGCACCTTGCAACCTAAACTTTTTCTGTGGATCAAACATAGGTCGTAGTATTCTTTGGTTTGCCGCAAATGAAAAATTATAAAACTGGAATGGAAATGCCATAACACCTGATTCAATCCTTGCTATTGGATATCTATACGAGCCATCAGCTAATTTACCTACAGATGCACGAGGGTCAGGATTTATACCCATCTTTGTCATATATGGTTTCCACTTTTTATACACAAAACCATCTGCTATATTTGGTCTATCAAATGCAGTGGCATGAATGATAGTATTCCTTGCACCATTAACAAGATATGTTTGCATAATAGCTTTTAAATCTCTGTCAGCTTTTGTTTTATCTGCCCACCCTTGTATATTAAGTAATGGCATATCTGAGTCTGTAGATTGCCACCCACCATTTTCGTATAAACGTTTTGCTGTTTGTTTATCTATTCCATATCTATTTAAATCTTCAATATCAAACTCATCTAAACTATCATAGTTTTTTATTTGTTTGAAAAATTTAGGAATACGTATTGCCGAATCAATCAACTTACCAGTAGCAGTAATTAGAGATAAACCATTAAATTTATAAAAAGTATCTTCAAAGGCATCTGCAGTTTTTTCTATTTTACCAACTTTGACTGGTCTAACTAAATCACCAAGAATACGATCAACTGCGGCTCTTTGTGTTAACTCAAGACCCTCACTAGAATGTTGAAGATCTTGTGCATTTGCTTTTATTTTATCAAAGTTACCATCAACTGCACGAAATACACCTCTAAGAATATTACCTAACCCATGTTCCATAATAGGCATAGCTACAGTTTCAGTAGCGGCAGTTAATCCTGCTCCAGTAAGATATGACATACCTGCAAGTTTTCTTGATATTCTTGCAAATTTTGTATCAAATCGTGATGGATCTCTACTTATTTGCCCTGCAACCTTTTCGTATCCTGCCAAAAAATCAGATTTAATTTCAGCTATAGCTTTTTGAGAATATTTCTTTGATGACTGCATCTCTGCTTCAATCATATCAAGAATATAATCTATAGAATCATCTCCAAATTTACGAGCATACTCTATTCTAAAACCCATCATCTTAGCATATTGTGACATAATAGCAGGATCTTTTATAATGAAGTCTAACACTTTCCATTCAGGTATATTTGTGGCTCTCATCATTATATGTTTAGCCTTACCTACTCCCATAGGTGTACTATAGCCATAAGGATCATCACCTTTCTCTAATATTGTATCTACAAACTCTCTGCCAACTTTTTGTGCTTGTGCTAAGTTAGTAACTGGCACTCGATCAGGTGTATCTCCTGCAACAAATCTTGTAACAAATCCTTCTTCTAAGAAATGATTTGCAAATATATCTGCCAATTCATTTTGTTTATCAGGATTTTCTAGTAACATTTGTTTATCATAATAGATTGCCCATTTATAATTAGATCGTGTAGGTGCATAATCACTTTCATAAAACTTTTTTTGCTTTAATAAGTTTTGTTTGCTCAACCTAAATATTTGTTTTGCAATCTTATCTTTTTCTCTTAGTATTTTTTTATCTAATTCATTTATTCTATTATCTAATTTACCAATAGCTTTTTTTGTTCCTTCTTTAGAATGAAACACACCTTGATCTTGTGCAAGAATATCAAACTCTCTATAAAACTGTGCAATACGTTCCATACCTTTACGTTTATATTCTGGTATACTAGAAAAGTAAGCTTTATTCCAAGCAGGGTTACCATTCAAAATTTGTAGTCTAATTATTTCATCTTTAAACTCAGCTTTAGATGGCATTGCTTTTAAGTAATCTTGTGTAGCATCATTAAAATATTTAGTTTCTAGTTTATTTCCTAATTTTTTTTGCACAAATTGTGTAGGTGTAATGTAGTCTATACCTGCAACTCTACCAGTTCCTTTTGTTTTATACATTTCTTCCATGTAAAGATTATCAAGGTATGCTTCTACATGAAGCCCTTTACCTTTATATCTTTGTTGCATCATATCAATAGATTGCATAGGCTTACCTTGCATTGATACACTGCCGTTATATTCAATTTGCATATCAAAATCTTTTACTATTTCAGGTGCTTCAACCCCATCATATTTGCCAAATTGTAATCGTCTTGATGGCAAAAAAGAATTTACAAAATTATATCTATCAATAGGTAATTCCCTCAAACTACTTCTTAATGGTTGTTTAACATTTGTATCAGTACTTGATTTATTTATTGCTTCCTCAGTAGCAAAAACTTCGTCTGTTTTAGGATTGGGATTTTTTAAATTTTTATGTTTTGTAACTATATTACTAAACTTATTTGCTATACCTCTTGAGCCACCCCCAAGTAAACCTGCAAATACAGTATTTCCTGCAATATTAGTAACTGATTCTTGATATGTATTAAAAGGATCAAATGGTGATCGAAGTGCTTCACTACCCATACCAAATAAAAATCCCATCTTTCCTGCTTCTTTTGTCACACCCAAAGCTGACTTAGCCGCCCAAGCGGCTCTGATACCAGTATTAAAAACTGGGTGAAAAAAAGCTATATTTAATGGATCAACAACACCTGCCACTAATGTTGCACCTAAGCCTGATCTTTCAAAAACTTTTCTATTTTGTTGCATAGATAACAAATCATTTTTTATATAATTATAATGTTCTAAATTTTTTGCTCTTGATAGTTCATCAGCAAATAAATAGTCATCATTATCTTGAATTGTTTTTTTCCAATCAAATTCTACATCATATGGATCAGATGCAAATGCAAAATATTCTTGTGTAGCATTTGTAATAGGAAGCCATTGATATTTAAGATTAGCAACAAAACCTTCTGAAAAAGAAGGATCTGTTCTACCCTCACTATCAGGATATATTAAATGTAAAGGTGTATAATCTTGATCGCCTTGTGGTTCATAGTCAACAAATTTAATATCAAAAGGATTATATGCCATTAATCCTCCAACATAAAATCAATATCTCGAACATGATATCCTAATAGTGATACTCTATCTCTAACTCTTGATCCAGTTTGCATATGGACTTTAGTTTTGGTATTACCATATTGTCCTACATTATATGCTTGATGAAATCCTGCTTGTCTAAAATGATAATTTCTTATATCAATATCATTTGAATTTATTGCATTTGTTATTGATTCATAAAACTTTGGAAATTTACCTTTAACATTCTCATGACCAAGTTGATAGGAAAAATCAATCAATGACTTTTGTCTTTCACTACTCAATGCACTAAAATTAGGAAACTCTTTTTCATATTGATTATAAATATCTTTTATCTTAGCTGTATATATTTTATCTGCGGCTTCTTGTAAAAGTCCTCTGATATTTTTAGAAGATAGATTTCTTTTAAACTCTCGTTCTTTTTTTATTAGTTCATCAAATGTATAATCATTACTTTTTAAATCTGTTTGTAATACCTTTAATTCTTGAGCAAGTTCATTTGGCATAAAGCTAAAGTCTCTTTCTGTTAAATCTCTTACATTAAAACCTCTACCTATAGATAATGTATTTACATCTCTATATGGCAAAACTCTAAAACCTTCTTTTTCAGAACTATAATTAATAATATCAATTAAAGAATCTTGCACCTCAACAGCAACATCAGGTGTAAAAAAGTTTTTTACATCTTGCACAACATCTTTAATACTATCTTTTGTAAATCTATATTCAGATAGTAGTTGCCATGAAGGATTATCAAATCCTTTGTTGCCAATTTTTTTCTCTAAATAGTTTTCACCAAGTCCATCAACATACTCACTAAAATCTTTGAGTCCTGATTCAATTGCTATTTTATCTTGCCCTGTACCATATTTAGTCATTGCCTCAAATTGTTTTTGATCTTCTGATCTAAAAGTCTCTTCTACTGTTCTTTCTTCAGGCATAATTACTGGTGCATCTAAATTCTTAATTGATTTAAATGTTGAATTATATCCTGATGAATTATTTTGTTGAGATAAAAAGTTTTCAACTGGTATAGAATCAAAATCTAAATTATACAAAGATAAATCAGGTGGTGGTATTTTTGCATTTTTAGATAATAATCGTTTTTTATATGCCTGATCTTCATATTGTTTTTTTAATTCTTTGACAGTAATAGCATTTTGTTTGTCAAATTCTAGAGTTGTAAATGTAATTGGTGTGGCTTCATTATTTAAAAGCACAGTGCCATCTTCCTTAACAAGAGTATATCTTTGATCTCCAAACTGTGAGTTTCTTACATCTGGTAATAAGAATACATCTTCTCCTAAACCTTCATATCCTGATGTAGTTTCAGATATATATTGATTTACATGATTTATAAACTTATCGTAAATTGGTCCAACATATTTACGTTTTGGTGTAAATCTTGTTTGTGTTGTTGTATCTTTAGAATAGAAATCAAAAACATTTTCATCTTCTATAAACATAGTTTTATATGTTTCTTCTAAGACATCTTTCATATTCTCTTTAGTAAACTCAACTGAATTGCCACTTGATGATCTTGCATTTTTGAAGACCATAAGTTTATTTGCATATGGTTTCATAATACTCCATGAATGTCGTGGTATGTCAGAATCATCAAGCACTGCTTCCAATGCACTATTGACTGTAGTTATAGTTGAGTCAGGATAAAACTTGGCAAAAGATGTCATTACAGAATTATCTAATTCTTTTTTTGTTGTATTAGGTCTAGCAAAATAATCAAAAACCGAAACAATGTCATTACCATTTACTGAAGTTGCGGCATCTATTAAACTAAACTTAAAATATTCATCATCATATCCTTGCAATCTAGGCGCACCTGTACTTGTATATGCAGTATTTTTCCAAAGATCTAATACTCTTGATGCCATAAACTTTTTACTTGCAGGTGTTTCATTTTCAAACATAGATAAATTTAAAAAGTTATCTGCTTTAAAAAGGTCATGAGCAAACTTTGGCACTACATTTCGACTCATTACCTTACTGACAAGTTTACTATATGTTGATCCATCTAATTTAAAAAAACTTGAAGATGTAATAGATTGTCCAAATTCATTATTTAAATTAAGGTTTAATTTTTCTCTTGTATCTTTATCATTATTTAAAATAGAATCTGAATTATATATTCCACCAACTTGATAATCTAACTCCATTGCCTTCATAAGTTTACTAGCATCACCAGATCTATTACTTATTTCACGAGCAAGAACTGCCATATCTGTTCTTGTTAAATTTAAATCCTCTTTTAATTGATGCACTTTTTGTAATTCTGCAGGTCTAACCTTTCCTTGTGCTGATCGAGCAACAAAATTAATTAATTCAGGTGACAATCTTTTAGAATTAAATATTTGTTCTACTGCTTTTATTGCATCTCCATTCTCACCAAGTCTATCAATAACATTATTTATACTACCAAGAGCCTGACTTCTTCTTAGATTTGCTTTCATGTCTGCGGCTTTAGGTGCTTTAATATGTCCACCTGCAACTAATTCATTAATCTTTGTTTCAATATCAGTTACGGTATTTTTAATGTCATTGTTTAAATTAATAATATCTGCAGTATCTTCACCTTCATCAGGATCAAAGTTTGCTTTTGAATAAACCAAAGCTGACAAAGAATTAATATCATCTTCTGCAGTAAGTAATGTATTTTGTGCCGCTACTCTTTCATCTCTTGCAATAGTATCATTTAATATTTTATTAGAATATAAAACCTTTTGATTAGTAACTTTTGTAATAAAGTCAGGAATGTATTGATCCATTTTATTATCTTTGAAACTTTTAATATGTGAATCAATAAATAAATTAGCCGCATTATCAAACGCATCTTTATCAAATCTGTTTTCAGATTGTAGTTTTGCAAATCTATCTTTAGCTAATAATCCCATAGCATCACCATATCTTTGTGCCAAAACTTTTTCAGCATAAGGTGTACCTACTTGTGTAAAATTGGCTTTCTCAAACTTTATTAAACCATCTTCTGCAACTGCAAGTGTTTTGGCAGTATTAATATCTTTTTTGATTGCATCTTTTCTTGCTTCTTCCCAAAAGATTTTTTGCATAGAATTACCAAACTCTGCAACTGCATTGCCAAGTTGCACTGCACCAGTATCTACTGCCACTACACCTACTGGTTTATTTCTAAATGTTGTTGGTTTTGATTTTATAAACTCTGCCATTAGACCATTGTACTCGCTTTATATCCACCACTTATAATTGTACCAAATGCCTTATATCTATATGCCCTTGAAATATTGTTTGCTTTTGTAACTGCCATGACTGCTTGTTGTGAATATTTACTTTGTTCAGCAAGATTTTGATAGTTAGATCGCTTTGCTAATGTAAGATTATCTTTTTTAGCTTTATCTAGTAATGCTTTATATGATCTGTCTGAACCCATATCCCTGCCAGTTGTTCCTGCTACTGCGGCATTTTGTGATTTGAATGTTTGTAAATTTGCCATTATATCATTATGTTCTTGTAAGGCTTGTACCCTTCTTATTTTGGCTTGTGTCTTTATATTACGAGCAGTTAATGCACCTTCCATCTTTGCCGCTCTAGCCGCATCACTATATCCTTTTGCTGAAACTAATGCTGATGCTATTGCTAATCCTATCAAAATGCCACCTCTACTATCATTCCATTAATCTGTAAATCCAAAGGAAAAGACTGTGATACTATAACTCGAGGATCACGACTATATCCTAATAACCTAAACTCTTCTTTACCAGTCACAGCCGACCTTTCCATAAAGCCACCAGTAACACTATCCGTTGTATTTCTTATAACAAGATCTCTACTTGTTGATGTTGTACTTGGTCCTTGCACACTTACTGCTAGTGTTGAGAACAAATCTAATACGACTTTAGGTATTTGTCTAGGCTCACCAGTCAAAGGACCACCTTGTATTGCCGCATCTATTGGTAATGTTTTGAGTGTAGGTGTAAAATCATAGC